AACATTTACAAACAAAACACTGACAGCGCCAGTCATCAATGGCGGATTGATAAATCTCACACTCAACGCACAAACAGGCACGACTTACACTCTCGTCGCAGCTGATTCTGGAAAACTTGTCACGATGGCAAATGCAAGTCCGATCACGCTAACCTTGCCGCCGTCAGTTTTTGCCGTAGGTGAACAAATCAACATCGCACAAACTGGCGCTGGCCAAGTCACATTTGCGCAGGGCGCAGGCGTAACAATAAATTCAATCGGTGCGGCGCCAACAGCTCCAAAAATTTCAAAACAATACGGCGCAGCCACAGCAATTTGCACAGCCTCAAATGTATTTTTGGTCATTGGCGGTCTGATCTAAAATGCCAATCTTGGGAATTATGGCATCGCAAACAGGTGTCACCGTAACAGGTGGAACACTTTACACATCCGGCGGATATAATTATCGAGTATTTACAGGAAATGGATCGCTAGTCGTATCAGGCGGCACACTCACTTGTGATTACTTAATCGTCGCAGGTGGCGGCGGTGGCGGTGGTCAGCAAGGCGGCGGCGGTGGTGCGGGCGGATTGCGCGCATTTGCAAGTCAGTCATTGAGTTCGGGTACTTATAACGTGACAATCGGTGGCGGTGGTACTGGCGGTTTTAGTTCAGGCAACACTGGCAAAGCCAACGGAGTCGCGACATCATTCAATTCCACATCAGTATCGGGTGGCGGCTACGGCGCAGCGAACGCGGCTGGCGGTAATGCTAACTCAGGCGGATCGGGCGGTGGTGCAGGAATTGGCGGCACATCAAACGGATCAGGAAATTCAGGCAGCTATTCTCCGGTCGAAGGATTTGCTGGCGGTGCAGGATCAAGCGGTGATGGCGGTGCAGGCGGCGGCGGTGCAGGCGCGGCAGGTACGGCAAAGAATAGTTCGGGAAATGGTAGAGCCGGCGGTGTAGGTGCGTCAGTTTATAATTCTATAGATTTCTCATCGTGGCTATCTGCAACAAGCTCAGGAGATGCTGGAAAGCTTGCAGGTGGCGGTGGTGGTGGTACAAGTAGTTTTTACAGTCCAGCGGCAGGTGGTGACGGCGGTGGTGGAGATGGTGCAAATAATGACACAGGAACGCGACCACAAGCGGCACAGGCTGGATTAGCAAACACAGGCGGCGGCGGTGGTGGTGGATCCCAATATAGCAATGGTGAAGGCCAAGGCGGCACAGGCGGATCAGGAATTGTAATTGTGAGGTATCAGTAATGAGTCACTGGGCAGAAATAAACGAAGATAATGAAGTCATTCGTGTACTTGTCGGCGACAATAATGATCCAAATGGCGATGAAGGGTATCAATGGCTTATCGATAACCTTGGCGGCACATGGATCAAAACAAGTTATAACGGCACGATCCGATTTAATTATGCAGGAATCGGCTACACATACGATCCTATCGATGACGCATTTATCGCACCGATGCCAGATTGCAATCATGACGAATTGCTACTTAACGATTTAAAACGATGGGAATGCTCCCATTCTTCACACAAATCAATTGAGGTAAATCCATGACATATCCAGTCGGATCAGCTCCACACGTCATTGAAATTGCAAAGGCCGAAATCGGCACAATCGAAGAAGGTGACAATTTAACGAAGTACGGCAAATTTACGAAAGCCGATGGCCTGCCTTGGTGCGGATCATTCTGTAATTGGGTACTGGCACAAGCTGGTGTTAAGGTGCACAGCCTTGTCAGCACAGCCACAGGCGCTCACAAATTTAAGGAGATCGGTCGCTGGCATGAAGTACCGGCAATCGGTGACATGGCATTCATGGACTTTCCACATGACGGCGTGGATCGTATCTCTCACATCGGAATCGTCGTGGCCATTGATGGCAAAACAATCACGACAATCGAAGGCAACACATCCGGCACTGGCGATCAACGCAATGGCGGAATGGTGATGGTCAAGCAGCGCACAGTCGGAAAAGAAGTGGTCGGCTTTGGTCGTCCCAAGTACAAGCCTTACAAAGGCGAATTTCCCATCGTAGAAATCCAAGCACCGAAGAAGGCTGCAAAGCCTACAAAGGAGAAAAAAACATGGAAGAAATGAAAGCAATAGCAGGGAAGTGACTCGGGGACTACAGCTGACAGCCTTGGCGATTTTATTATCGTTGGGGCTGTCGGCTTGTGGTTATCAAGGTTGGACAAGATATGAGTGCCAAGATTTCGAAAACTGGCAAGCGCCTGAGTGTAATCCGCCGCAATGTAAAGCTCTCGGAGTCTGCACTGAGGACATATTTGGAGAGGATCCCAATGGTTTCACGTCATCAAAATCGGCTAACAAATGAGCAGCTCAAAGCTCGGCTGATCGTATTCATTGGCATATCACTAGCGCTCACATTTACATTTTCGGTCGCTGGAATGCTTTACGCGTTGATATTCGTGACGCAACCGCTTGGCGATCAAGCGCCCAATGATCGAGCATTCATCGAGCTATTATCTACACTCACGATTTTCTTGACTGGCGCACTCGGATCAGTGCTGGCCAGTAACGGATTGAAAGATAGGGACAAACCGAAGGCAGACACGCCGACAGACACGCAGGATTCTTGACCTTGTCAGACTTAGGCCTCATGCTCTTACATGGGAGCGGCTTTGGTCACGGATCAGGCGAAACACTAGGGTCGCTCCCCTAACAGAAACGGGAGCAAAATGACAACAGAGCAAATCATCGGCTTTGCGCTACTTGCGCAGCTATTGGTCAGCGTGGCCATTTATTCAATGGGCTACAGGGACGGCAAATCGGTCGGATACCATCACGGGCGATCTGTCGGTATGGCCATGAAAAGGCCGGTGGAGTAAATGGGATTTCTTGACAATTATGAGGACGTCGCATCACGCATCAAACGATTCTGGGCCGCTTATCCATCAGGGCGAATCGAAACACACATCATTGATTTCAATGCCGTTGCCGGATACATCCTCATCGAGTGCAGATTATTCAGAGAGTACGAAGATGAGAAGCCAAGCGCCATCGATTTCGGATTCGGTCGCGTGGAGTCATATCAGGCCAGCATGAAGCGTTGGTTCGTCGAGGACACAGTCACATCAGCGATCGGGCGTGCCATTGGCCTATTGCTTGGATCAGATACGCGTCCGACACAGGAAAACATGAAGCAAGTGGAAAACATGCCAGCCGCTTTCGTCAATAAGATCGAGGATGATCCTTGGTCGAAGCCATTTGCAGAGGATGGATTTGCCACAGCTGCGACCGGTATCTCAGAGATCGTCGATCAATTAGGCGGCGAGATATTAGCCGAAGCGCCACAGTGCAAACACGGCCACATGCTATTAAAGCAAGGCACATCGCCAAAGACAGGCAAGGATTATCGAGGCCACGTCTGCGTGGAAAAGGTCAAGGCCAATCAATGTCCGGCGATCTGGTACGTCATGGGATCTGATGGAAAGTGGAAGGTGCAAAGCTGATGGGGTCAATGGAATTCATCAAGCTCAACACAGGCGAGCGCACACGAATCGACATCGATGGCACAGTGGTCAAGGATCAGATTGATCCACCAAGAATTGAGTGGTGCGATCGATGCGAGGCATTCAAGCGCTTTGATGGCGGTCGCTATGAGTACGTCCAAGGGCTTGAACAAATTTGGATTTGTGAGCTGTGCAAATGAAGATGACAGTGACATTTGACCAAATGATGCAATCGATCGAGATCGCTTTACTTAGGATCAAGGAAATCAATGGCCGTCCAGATCACAAATCACGATATGACAAGAATCTGTCATTTCATGAGTACGTGTGCCAGATAGCCGAATCGATCTGCGCCGAGATTGTGGTCGCTCGGTACTTTGGAAATAAGGATTTCCAGCCGACTGTGAACACATTCAAAACACAAGCTGATGTCGGATCTCGTATTGAGGTCAAATGGACAAAGTACGACTCAGGAGCGCTCATCATCAGCGACAGCGATCGAAACAGTGACATCGCTGTACTGGTCACGGGTCGATCACCGGTCTATGAGATCAGGGGATGGATACCGGTATCGATAGCCAAAAATCAACAGTGGAAGCGACGCGATAATCCGTCATTTTGGGTTGAGCAATACAATTTACATCCCATCGAGAATCTAAGGAGATCCAGTCATGGAGATGCTGCGCTTTCAATGTAGGGTCGAAAAGAAAATCACAAATCACGGCGTCAAGATGGACGATGTGCAGCTAGGCGATGGAATGGTGCTCGTCCAGTGCCTAGGATGCGGCGTCATGGGCGTCATGGCTAGGAGCGACTCACATGGCAGCGTATGACTATCGATGCGAGGTCTGCGGCAAAACCAAGACAGTACATCGGCCAATCGATGATGCAATGCCACGTGATCCATATTGCGACGGATGCACGATCCCAATGGCTCGAATTTGGACAGCCAATCCGGTGCATTTCAAGGGTAAAGGCTGGGGTGGAGATAAATGAGCCCTGTGGATAACCTGTGGACGACACGCCAAAGGCACGCTCAACTTATCCACATACTTGCCAGTAACTTGACTAGGGCATTACGCTCCATACGCTCGCAGCGAGCGCCGAAGGCTGGTAGCTCGCGCGTGCGATTGGTGCTTTGGGGTGCTCTATGCCTATGCATAGGCTCGATGTCAATAACGATGCAACCCGTACAAGCTGCAACACAGGCAGATCATTTGAAGCTATATGTACATTCTAGGATCATTGATGACAAGCAATATCAATGCTTTAAATGGATCATAGGTAAAGAATCAGCTTGGAATCCAAAGGCTCGCAATGGCAGTCATTACGGCCTAGGTCAAATGCGCTCTACTTGGTACAGGGATCTCGATCCATTTCGTCAGATTGACGCTACCATCAGATATATATCAAAACGTTATGGATCACCTTGTAAGGCTAGGCAATTCCATGAGCGAAAGGGATGGTATTGATGAGCCTACACTCACAGCGCAAGGCTAACAGCACACACTGGAAGAAGCTACGCGCACGCATTCTATTGAGAGATGGAGCCGAATGCTTCTGGTGTGGAATGGACGCAGACACAGTCGATCACGTGATTCCAGTGGCAAAGGGTGGCACAGATGATCCTGAGAATCTTGTAGCAGCTTGTCGCAAGTGCAATTTTGCCAAGCAGGATAAATTACCGGATGAGTTCATTCTCGCGAAAATGCGCAAGGGGTCAATTTTTTCTAATACTGATTCCAC